CAGGTACTGTAACTTCAGTTACTGGAGGTAATGGTCTTACAGGATCTGTTACAACTTCTGGTTCTTTAGATGTAGGAGCAGGAACTTTAATTGATGTAACTGCAGATGCGGTTAATGTAGATTTATCAGAATTAACAACTTCAACATCTGATGCAGATGGTGATTTTTTCTGTGTTGTTGACAGTGTTAATGCTCAAAAAAAACTTACAAAAGCAAATATTAATATTTCAGGATTTAATAATGACAGTGGATTTACCACAAACACAGGTACTGTAACTTCTGTAGGAGTAACTGCTGGAGCTGGTTTAACTGGTGGTGGAACAGTTACTACTTCAGGGACTATAAATTTAGATGTAGGAGCGGGAACAGGTATTGATGTAGCTGCAGATGCAATTTCTGTTGATGTATCTGACTTCATGACCAATGGTTCTAATAATAGAGTTGTTACTGCAACAGGCACAGATGCTATGAATGCAGAAGCTAATTTAACTTTTGATGGTTCTGCTTTAACTGTTACTGGAAATATTTTGCCAGGAACAACTAATACTTATAACTTAGGAGCATCAGGTAATATTTGGGCAAATTTATTTACGGGAGACTTACATTTATCTAACGAATCAAAAGAAGAAGGTAATGCAATTGATGGCACTAAAGGTAACTGGACTATTCAAGAGGGTGCTGAACATTTGTATATTTTAAATAATAAATCTGGTAAAAAATACAAATTTAAGTTAGAGGAAATATAATGATATTCAATTTTGATAAAAAAGAATATGATAGCGAAAAATTATCAGACGAAGGCAAAACAGTTTTACAAAAACTTCAAAACATTGTTGTTCAAAAACAACAATTAAGTATACAGTTTACTGACTTAGAAATTTTACAAAAGCATTATTCTGATCTACTTAAAAAAGAATTACCGAAAGAAAATAAAAAAGTAGTCAACAAAGGAGCTTAGATCATGGCTCTAGGAGTTAGTGCTTATACAGAGACACCTTTTGGAGCGGATCCAGCTGATGTTATTGCATATCCATTAGGAATTAACTTATCTGCTCAAACAGGAAATTTTGTTACACAAGGAAACGCTAATGTTGATGTAACAGGTATTTCCATTTCACCAACAACAGGACAAGCAAATGGAAGTTCGGTAGTAGATGTATCTGTAAATGGGTTTAATTTAAATGTTGTAACAGGTAATGAAGATGCCTTTACTGACATTACAGTTGAAGTTACTTCAGCTGGTCAGTTAACTGTAGTTAACCAAATTTTTGAACAAGATACTTTAACCGCTTTTGGTGAAGCTCCTTTTGCTACTCAAAGTCCAAGTACATTTACTCCAGTTAATGTTACTGTAACAGGTAATGCAGACATAGCTCTTACGGGAATACCTTTAAACATTGTTACAGGTAATGAAATTCCAGCAGGTAATGCTAATGTGTCTGTAACTGGAATTAATTTAAATAGTTCAGTAGGTGAAGTTTATGCAGCATCTTTAGTAACTGTAGAGGTTACTGGAATACCTTTAACTTCATCTATCGGTGCTGAAACCGTAATTATAGATGTAACTTTTTCTGTAACAGGACAACAATTAAATTCTCTTATAGGTAACGAAACAGCATTTACAGATGTTGATGTAACGGTTACGGGAAATAGTTTAGATTCAGCAATTGCAGATGTATCTGTGACAGGAACAGCAAATCTCTCTTTAACAGGAATTCCTTTAACTACAGCAGTTGGAACTGTAGATCATAATTCAACTTATACTGTTTCGGGAGAACAATTAACTACTGCAATAGGACAAGCAGAAGCAACTGACGCAAGCGCTGAAATTACTGGCATAGGTTTAACAACATCTACAGGTACAGTTAAATTTATTGTTTGGTCAGAGGTGGATACAGGAACTGATGTAAATTGGATCGAGGTTGATATTGCAGCTTAAAAAGGGTAAAATAGTAAAGGACTAAAAATATGGCATCAACTTACACTGATTTAGGATTAGAATTAATGGTTACTGGCGAAAACGCTGGTACATGGGGTGATAAAACAAATACAAATTTACAATTAATCCAACAAGGTTTTGCTGGATATCAAGAAGTAAGTATAGCGGGTGGAGCACAAACAACAGCTCTTGCTATGACTGATGGATCTTTATCAAACGCTAGAAACCAAGTCATAAAATTCACAGGAACGATTACAGGAAATCAAATTGTAACAATTCCAGATTCAATAGAAAAATCATACACACTAGTGAACGGAACTTCAGGAGCATTCACAGTTCAGTTTAAAACTGTTTCTGGAACAGGTCCTACTTTTGCAACTACAGATAAAAACATAAAAATTGTATATAGTAATGGAACAGACATAATAGATGTAACTGCGAATTTTAGTAATTTAGGTAATGTAACATTAGGTAATATAACAACAGGAACGATTACAGCGGGTAATATAACAACAGGAACGATTACCTCTTCTGCAATAGCAGCCACTGGGAATATAACTCCTGGTGCTAACGATACTTATGACTTAGGAGCTTCTGGAAATGTATGGAGAAACCTATATACAGGAGACTTACATTTATCTAATCAAGCTAAAACTGAAGGAAACATTGTTGATGGCACTAAAGGCAACTGGACTTTACAAGAGGGTCAAAATGATATATTCTTAATTAATAATGTATCAGGAGATAAGTTTAAATTAAAACTGGAAAAAATATAGGTTTATATATAGGTTTATATTATGGCAATTAAAGATACAAATAATAATGAACTAGTTAGTTTTTCAGCAACAGCTAGTGCAGTTAATGAAATTACAGTAAAAAATGCGGCTACTGCTAATGCACCAGAAATATCAGCTAGTGGAACAGATACTAATATAGATTTAAAATTAACACCTAAAGGATCTGGTAATTTAATATTAGATGGTCTTGAATTTCCAAACGCTGATGGATCAGCAAGCCAAGTTCTTCAAACAAACGGAAGTGGAGTTTTAAGTTTTGCTACTCCTAGCGGTGGTAAAGTTTTACAAGTTGTAAGTTCTTCAAAAACTGATACTACCACCGTATCGCACACAACCTCTTTTACAGATACAGGTCTTTCAGCTACAATTACACCTACAGCAGCAACTAGTAAAATTTTAGTTACTGGTTTCGTGAATGGATCAACTACTAGTACCAGTATTAGAGGATATTTCGTATTAACAAGAGCAGATACAGCCATTTTGGAAGGAGCCTCTCCAGGTTCTAGAGTTCCTTGTACAAATATGTCAGGAAGTAATGGTACAGATATACGAGGCGTTCCTTTTAATTTTCTCGACTCCCCGTCAACAACCTCGGCGACGACGTATAAGATCCGTGTTAGAAACGGTCCAAGTGATATTGGAAATACTGGTATAAATTTAGGGCTAAGTGAATCAAACACTGCAAACTATGGTAGGGGTGCTTGTACAATGACTTTAATAGAAATTGATGGAGCGTAATATATGAAGGGTACAGCTATATATAATTGCATGGTAAAATTAAATGAGGAACTTGGTAATGATTACAGAGCTATCATTCATGGTAGTCCTTCAAATGAACAAGAGTATTTAACACAGGTTGAATATTTTTTAGATACAGGAGAAAACAATGATTCTCAAATGTTGCCGAATCAACCTTATACATGGGCTCAGATAGTTTCGAAACAAGCCGAGGCTGAATTAAAAGACGAACTTGATGTTATCAGAAATTTAAGAGAACCTCTTTTAGCTGAATCTGATTGGTCAGTTTTATCTGATAATCAACTTACAGATGCAAAAAAAGCTGAATGGTTAACGTATAGACAAGCTCTAAGAGATATTACAAATGGAATTACTACTGCTGAACAAGCAATAAATATTGCTTGGCCGACAAAACCTGTTAAATAGGTTTCATGCATATCGCTGTTATAGGATCTGGCACGGTCGGTGTAATGTCCGTATGTTCTTTATTAGGTTTTACGGATTTTAAAGTCACTTGTATTTATAATCCAAATAAAAAAATTTTAGGTATTGGTGAAAGTAGTAATGTTCAATTACCAAAACTTTTATGGGAAAGTATTCAATACAATCCAGTCTTTGATAAAGATTTAGACGCAACGTTAAAGTATTCTGTCCTATATAAAAATTGGAGAAAAGAAGATTTTCATAGTCCTATTTTACCTATTGAATATGCTATACATTTTAATAATTTTAAACTTGGAGAATTTGTTTATTCTGAGTGTTTAAAAAAATATCCTGACCGATTTCAAATTATAAAAGATGATGTTTTAGAAATAATAAATGAAACAGATAAGGCAAAAGTTAAATCAATAAATAAAACATATGATTTTGATTTTGTTATAGATTGTAGAGGTTGGCCAGAAGATTATTCTGATTATATTGAAAGTGAAAGTCTTTTACTTAATAAGTGTTTAGTTAATATGATCCCTGAAAAAGGAGATTGGAATTTTACTTATCATTATGCAACTCAAAATGGATGGATGTTTGGCATACCTCTTCAAACAAGACAAGGATGGGGTTATTTATTCAGTGATCAAGTAACAAGTGATCAAGAAGCGGTAGAGGACATTAATCATATCTTTAAATCGAATTTGAAACTAGATGATCTTAAAGTTTTTAAATTTAAACCTTATAGAGCCAAAAAATTTCTTAATGGTAGAATTATGAAAAATGGAAATGCAGCTATTTTTTACGAACCTTTAGAAGCGCTTTCAGGTGTTATGTATCATAATATTAATATTGCTTTTATAGATTATATTTATAAAACCAGATCTGAAGAACAAATTAATCAACATTTACATAAATTATCTGAACAATATGAAAATTTTATTTGTTATGCGTACCATGGAGGTAGTAATTTTAACTCTAAGTTTTGGAAGACAATACAAGAGAAAACAAAAAATCATTTAAAAAATAATGATTTATGGAATCAAAATATTAAAGATATAAAAGAGGATCAAATTGTCTTTCCTTGGGCTCCTTCTCAATGGAAGAAATTAGATAAAGTGTTTGGATACGGCTATTTTAATTAGTCTATAAATCAAAGCGTTTATATATTATAATACCAGAATGCCATTAAATTTAATTAATATAAGACCAGGCTTTAATAAGCAAATAACTGATACCGCAGCTGAAGGACAGTATGTAGATGGTGATTTTGTACGTTTTCGTTCAGGTTTACCAGAAAAAATAGGTGGTTGGGAAAGAATTACAAATAATACCTTATGCGGGGTAGTTAGGGCTCAACATCAATGGACGGATTTAGATGGTAGAGTTTATGCATGTCTAGCGTCTTTACGAACACTAAATATTTATTATCAAGGTGTTTTTTATGATATTACTCCATTAGAAGCAGCTCAAACAGGAGCAACTTTTAATACAACTAATGGATCCCCTGTGGTAACCGTTAACTTAACAGGACATTTATTACAACAAGGAGATTTATTTACCTTTACTTCCGTGACACCACCAACTGGTGCAGGATACACAACAGGAAATTTTGAAGACCAAACATTTGAAGTTACTTCAAGAGTGAGCGCAAATCAATTTACCATTACCATGGCAGCAAATGCCACAGCTGATAATACGGCTGATGGCGCAGCCACGATAAACCGTTATGTATTAATTGGTCCTATTGGACAAAGCGCAGGTTATGGATGGGGAACAGATTTATGGGGTGGAGAAAGTTCTTTAGAAACACCTTTAAACGGAGGAATTAATAATTCTGTTACAACAATTACTTTAACTAATACTACAGGCTTTCCAACATCGGGATCTGTTTTAATTGATTCTGAAATTATTGCTTATACAGGAGTTTCTGGTAATGATTTAACAGGGTGTACTAGAGGTTCTCAAAGTACAACTCCAGCGTCTCATTTAGATCAAGCTGCAGTAACTGCTCTTACAGGGTGGGGAGAAGCTTCCTTAGCAGCTGGCACAGTAATTGATCCTGGTAATTGGTCATTAGATAACTTTGGGCAAATATTAATTGCAACTATTTTTAATGGCAGAACCTTTACTTGGCAACCTATTCAAAATACACCTAATGCTTTAAGCACAAGAGCAACAATTATGTCAGGTGCACCAACTAAATCTATTATGACGATAGTGTCCGATCAAGACAGACATTTAATTCATTTAGGAACAGAAACTACGATTGGAGATACAACTACACAAGATAAAATGTTTATTCGTTTTTCTAATCAAGAAGATTTTAATACTTATCAACCTACTTCTGTAAATACTGCTGGTACATTTAGACTAGATGATGGAACGGAAATACGATCAGCGATAAGAGCAAAAGATTATATTTTAATTACTACGGATACAGCGGCTTATACATTACAATTTGTTGGAGCTCCATTTACATTTAGTATTCGAAAGATTGGTTCAAACTGCGGATGTATTGGATCACATGCAATGCAATTTAAAGACGGTATTGTGTACTGGATGGATGACTCTGGTGGATTTAATTACTTTAATGGAACGGTTGATACTTTAGATTGTAGTGTAGAAGACTTTGTCTTTACTACAAACAATCCAGGAGACCTCGGTTTAAATTATGGTGCAGGTAAGTTAGTGTATGCAGGTAACAATTGTTTATATGGTGAAGTAACTTGGTATTATCCATCATCTACTTCCAGTGTTATAAATCGATCGGTCACTTTTAACAAAGGTGAAAATTGTTGGTATACAATGTCCTTAGCAAGAACGACAGCTAATGATGCGCATTTATTTGATGTTCCTTATCAAACTTCTTTTAACCCTACAGGCACTCCTTCCTTTCCAACGATTCAAGGTGTAAGCAATATAAATGGATCCTCAACTTACTGGGCTCATGAAACAGGCACCGATCAAGTAGAAGGCTCTACCACAACAGCAATATTAGCTTATGTTGAATCTGGAGATTTTACTTTACATCAAGGTGGAGACGGAGAGGTATTTACAAAAATTAGAAGATTTATTCCAGATTTTAAAAGGCTAGACGGTAATGCACAGATTACTATTCTCTTAAAAGATTATCCTACGGATACTGCTGCGTCTTCTTTATTAGGGCCTTTCACTGTTTCATCAAGCACTCAAAAAGTAGACACACGAGCTAGAGGTAGAGCTGCTGCATTAAAAATAGAAAATACATCAACTGGACAATCTTGGAGATATGGAACGTTTAGAGCAGATGTGCAACCTGATGGTATGAGATAATGGCTAAAATAAATGTAACCCTTCCTATACCTAGCCCTGAGTACAATCCTAATAACCAACAACAAATTGTACAAACGATAGATCAATTAAAAGATCAATTAAATTATACGTTTCAAGAAGAACTAAAACAGGAACTTCAAAGATTCACTTGGTTTAATATGGGGAGTAATTGTTAATGTCTGGATGTAATAATGTCAACGTAGAACCAACTGTCATTGGTGGTGGAAATGGATCAAATGCTTATGATGCATTTGGAAGATTAAGAGTTTCTAATCCATTTACTATTTTTGATAGTTCAAATGTAATGTCAAAGAACAATCTCTTTGATGAAGACTTAACGGGATCAGGAACAGTTACTTATACCGCAAATAAATCTACGGTTAATTTAAATGTAACCACCGCTAGTGGTGATAAAGTTATAAGACAATCTAAAAGAGTTATGTCTTATCAACCAGGTAAGTCATTATTTATATTTAATACATTTGTAATGAATGCACAAGAATCTGGATTAGAACAACGTGTTGGAACTTTTGACGCAAACAATGGAATCTTTTTTGAAGACACTGGCACAGGTTATCAAATTGTAAGAAGAAGTTATACATCAGGTGCAAGTGTTGATGATCCAATTGCACAGTCAGCTTGGAACGGAGATAAACTCGATGGTACAGGTGCAAGTGGATATGATTTAAATCCAACTAAAGCAACTATTTTATTTAC